TCACTCTTTGGTCGGCGCCACGAGGTGCATGGCGTCGCCGGCGAGGCGCTTGCGGTTCGCCTTCCGGGTGTAGCGGGCGGCCTGCTTGGGGCTCTCCCATCCATAGATCGCCATGAGCTGATGCTCGGTCGCGCCGTTCTCGGCGGCGATCGTGGCGCCGGCCTTGCGCAGGCCGTGGGCCGAGCACTGCGGCAAGCCGGCTTCGTCGCATCGATCGCGAAACCAGTTGCCGAAGCCGGCGTCGCTGAAGGGTGCGCCGAACTCCGTCACGAGGAAGGTCATGTGGCCTCCGGGCGTGGCGTCTATGACCGCCTGGAGCTGCGGCAGCACGGGGATCTCCCGCTCTTTCACGAGGTGGCGGCGGCCCTTCATCTCCGTGAAGCGCAGCCATCCGTTCCGGATCATCTGGCGGCCGAGCTGGACCACATCGGAGCGTCTTACTCCGGTATATAGGAGAAGCGCGAGCGCGAGACGGGCCTTGGAGCCGAGGGGGTGCCGCGCCTCATATTGCTCGATCTCATCCACGGTCCATGTGTGCCAGCCGTTTCCGGCGGCCGTGAAATAGGGCACGTCGCGGGCAAGGTTGACCGAGATGCCGGGGAGTTCATCGGCGATCGCCCAATTGAACACCTTCCGCAGCACCTTGATTCGGCTGTTGCCGGCTTCCGGCGCGGCGAGCTTGCGATCGCGCAGCACGCGGATCGCCTTGACCGTGAGTCGATCAAGGGGGAAGTCGGCATAGAAGGTCTTGGCGCCGGGCTCGGTCGGCTCCTCGAACATGCTTTCCAGAATGAGCTTGCGGACATGGCGCGTGCGCGGGCTGTCGCGCTTGTGGTCCGCGCTCTCGGCCATGAACCGCACGCACATCCACCGGAACGTGCCGGGCTTCGGGGTGCGGTCGCGGGACTTGTCTTCCGTCTCCTCCGGCTCGGCGGGGACGGGGGAGAAGGCGCGCGCAATCGCCTCATCATAGGCCTTGCGGAATTCCGGGGTGCCGGGGCGCTCGCGGATGCGGATCTTCTTGTGACCCTTGCCGCGCCACACATAGATCCGCACGTTTCCGTGGCGGTCCATGTCCTCGTAGACGTATTGCAGCCGGTCCATCATGGGTGCGCCGCCCGTCATACCGCCACCCGTGCCCACGGATCGTCGCGGTTTTCTTCTTGTGCGCCATCGGGCAGCGCATCGAACGCAGCGTCAAGCTTCCTGCGGTCCCACACCGTGCGGGTGTTGATCCTCTTCGCCGGCGGCATGCGGCCATCCTTCACCAACTGATCGAAGGTGCCGGCGGACACGCCGATATAGGCCGCGGCCTCGGTGCGGGAGAGACCGCGCGGGGGCAGGCTGATGGGAAGGATGTCATGCCGGGCCATTCTTGTCCCCCAAGGCCCTGATGCGCTCGGCCACCTTGCGGGCCTGCGCCTTGGTCATGCGCTTGCGGACGGCCCGGCGGACAGCATCCCCATCGTCGTAATAGACGTAGGCGATCGAGGTCCCGGCCGCGTCCTCGATGGCGAAGCTCTCCGTATGCTCGATGACGCGGAGCGGCAGGCTGATTTTCGTCATGGTGGCGGCCTCGGCGGAATACCCCACCAAAATCTCCCATGCCGCCGCGAGCCGGTCCACCAGCCGGCGGCCGGCCTCGGCCACCTCGCATAGATCCTCGATGCGGGTGAACAGCAGCATCCGCGCGGCGCTGGTCTCGCCGGCGGCCTCATATTCGGTGACGATGCCGAGGGCACGATCAAAGGGTGTCATGGGCGCGCCTCAGCCGAACGGGATTTCATCGTCGCGACCGGCCGGCGCGGCGCCGTAGCTGCCTTCGTCGGGGGCGGGCGCGCGCTCGGTCGAATCGAGGAGGGTCAGATCACCTCGAAACGGTTTGAGCACCACCTCCGTCACGTAGCGCTCTATGCCCGCCCTGTCGGTCCATTTGCGGGTGGCGTTCTTGCCCTCGACGTAGACCTTCGAGCCCTTCGAGAGGAACTTCTCGGCCACCTCCACGAGGCGCTCGTTATAGATCACCACCTGGTGCCACTCGGTTTCTTCCCGGCGCTCGCCGGTGGCCTTGTCGCGCCAGCTCTCGGATGTGGCGACGGAGAAGCTGGCCATACGCGCGCCGGCTTGCGTCCTGGCGATCCTCGGGTCTTTGCCGAGATAGCCAACGATGATGACTTTGTTGACGCCTGCCATGGGTCAGGGCCTTCCCTTGGGTGCGCGGGCCGGCGGCCACGGAATCTTGCGGATCTGGCCGGCGTGGGTGCCGAAGGCTTTCCAGAGCGGCGGCTGGGGCAGGTCGGGGTGCGGAGCGACGGCGGACGTGATGGCGCGAAACACCACTGCCACGTCATCAATGTTGAGGCCGAGGCGCGGGTGCAGCACCAGCGCACGCTTCAAGCCTTCCATGAGCTGGCGCAGCAGCGCCGGGGAGGCGCCCTGTGTCAGGTCGGTGAGGATGTCGAGGCCGTCCTCGCCAAAGTCGAAGGGTGCCGCATAGCGGTTCAGGATGGCGAAGCGCTCCTCGCCGTCCGGCAGGTCCACCGAGATCTGCATGCCGAACCGTCGCCACAAGGCGGGATCGAGCTGATCCTTGCGGTTGGTCGCCGCGATCGCCATGCCGCGAAAGGCTTCCACCCGCGTGAGCAGAGTGGTCAGCACCATGTTCCGCTCGCGCCCGGCCGAGCTGTCGTCGGACAGGCGCACGCTCCCGATGGAATCGATCTCGTCCAGCAACAGCACGCAGCCGTGCTCGGCCTCGGCGAGCCCATCGAACAGCTCGCCGATATTGTTGGAGCTGCCGCCGAACTGCGGGGTCATCAGCCGCTCGGCCTGGACCGTCACCAGCGCCAGCCCAAGGCGGGCGGCGAGGTGATGGGCCAGCGTCGTCTTTCCCGTGCCGGGCGGGCCATAGAGCAGTGCCGTCGCGCGGGGCTTGAGGCCCACGCTCTCCAGCTCGGCGCGGGAGCGCAGCTCAGTCAGCCATTCATAGATGGCGAGCCTCGGCCCGGCGGCGAGGATGGGCTCATCCGCCTCGTGGGGCAGGAGGATGGTGCCGAACTTCTGGACCTTATCGAGGCCCTTGGTGAGGTCCGGCTTGCGGGTGCGGGCTGGCTCGCTCACGGCTGGCCCTCCCCGTTGGCCTTGCGGGGCTTAGCGGGTGCCTTGGCGCCGCGCTTGGTCGCCCCCTTCGGCGCGCTCTTGGCGGCAGCTTTCTCGGCGGCGGTGTCCGCCTGCCTGCGCTTGGTGCGCTTCACCAGATCGTCGAGCCGCTTGGCGGCGTCACCTTCCGGCTGGGGCGCGGGATCGGCGTTCGGGGCCTCCCATGGTGCGTCGGGCGCGGGATCCTCGAAGGCGCCGGGATGGTCATCCGGGTCCGCCGGGTCGGCGGGATCTTGGGGGTCGCCAAAGGGGAGGGGGTCTTGGTCGGGATCCACGGCGCTCTCGGGGGCAGCGGACGCCTCGGCTGTCGCTCCGCCGTCGCGCTTGTCGTCGCCCTTCCCGCCTTTCTTGGCCTTGCGGCGCCACGCCTCGGGGATGTCCATCCCATCCGAGCCGGAGGCGGCGCAGAAGCCTTCATCCCACGCGGCGCGGCGCGGATCGCCCGCCGTATAGGGATTGTCGATGATGCGCACGCCGGCGCGGAATGCCTCACGCCCTTCGTCGCGGGCTTCCTCGACGGTGCGCATCACCTCCTGCGCATGGGCAGGCGGCGCGGGCTCCGGTTCGGCGTTGGGCTCCTCCTTCATGAGGCGCTCGCGGGCGGCGTCGCCCAGCGGCGTGCCGTCGAGGAGACCGCAGGCGGCCTCATAGATCTCGCTGAGTTCCTTCTCCTGCCTGCGTTCGGCCGGGGTCATGCGACGCAGGGAGATCATCTTTGTGATCATCTTCACGTCGAAGCCGGCGGATTTCGCCTCCGCCTTCACATCCTTGATGTCGTCGGCGACGGACCTCTTCTCTTCCTCCAGCCGCTCGATGCGCTCGATGTAGGAGAGAAGGCGCGCGTTGTTCACGGCACTCATGCGACGCTCCGGAGGGTAGCGGGGAGGTGGATGCGCAGCTCTTCGACAAAGGCTTCCTCGGCCTTCGGCCACGGCTGCGGGCGGATGCGGTTGCCGAGCGGGCGGCAGGGCACGGGCGCGGGTTCGTTGGGGCTCGGCCCCACGTCGCGCCATTCGGTGGCGAAGGCCCTGAGGTCCGCCTGGTGCACGGCCTCGGCCACGTCTGCCGGGGGCGGCCATTGCAGCCCGGCGGCTTCATGGATGGCTGCATCCGCCCGCGAAACGAGGGCGGCGAGCGCCTCGCCCCCGCCGAGCGCGCGCAGCGCCGCTTTGAAGGGCGAGGAGATGTCCGCCAGATAGGCCTCGTGCGCGTCGTGCAGCAGGCCATAGGCGCGCTGGCTCGGCGGCAGCTGCGCGGCAACGAACAGCGAGTGTTGCGCGACGGAATAGAAGGGGCCCGTCGCGCCCACGAAACGGCAGATCTTGGCGAGGTGCGAGGCGATGTCGCGGAAATGCACATCGCTGGGGCGCGGATCGAGAAGGTACCACCGCCGGCCCGACGCAGTGGTGATGAAGATGTCGGCGGCGTGGTGCATGCGCTAGAGGCTCCGCAGAAGGAAGATGAAGAGCGCGGCGAGCACCCCGCCGGCGAGGAAGAGGGGGGCAAGGCGCGCCTCGGCGCGGGGCGGGTCGCCGAAGCCGATGGGCGCGCGGCGGCCGAGACGCTGCGCGACGGCGCGGGCCTCGGCCTGCGAGCGGACGGTGCCCCGATAGGAGAGGCGCGTGTAGGCGAGCGGCGTGAGGCCGCTGCCGGGCGGGGGGCGGCGAAGCCCGCTTTCCATGAGTGGGCCGGGCGGCATGTCAGGCGCCCTCCGCCTTCGGTGCCCGCGCATCGAGGGCCTCCGCAGCCAAGTGGCAGAGGAGAAGCATCACGTCCGTGTCGCACGTGATCTGCGCGGCGCCGCGCCGGAACGCGGCCTGGGTGAGAGTGGTGACCTCCTGAAGGCCCCCGGCGAGCAAGTAGGCGTCGGCGGCCGGGAGGCTGGGGCTGACAGCTGCGGGGCGCCCGCAGACGGATGCGGCTATCTCTTCGCGGATCGCCGCCGTCTGGCTGGCTGAAGTGAAGGCCTCAGCCATGGATTGCCCCGCGCGTCGGGCCGAGGCGTTTGCGGGCGGCGGGGCCGAGGTCGCGGAGCTGATCGGGGGTCCAGCCGATGCGCACCAGCTCATCTTCGGTGGCCGCGCCGGTGAAGGCCGCCAGTTCGCGCATGTCTTCGGCGAGGGCGGCGACATGATCGCGCGATGCGCCCAGCGTGAGATGGTGGGTTTTTGAGCAAGACAAGGATGCGGGTGACATGGAGGCTCCTCATTTCAGAGGAACGCATTTCGTCCATATCAGACGATTTTAGTCAAGCGTACTCGTCTATTTTGGACGTGGCCTGTTCGATGGCGCGACTTTACGCTTGGGTAAACTAGGGGTGGTGGGCCATGTCGCCGCGGGGATGTCTGTTCGGGGCTTAGGATTGGTATTTGTGGTGTTCGGCGTGGGCTATTGCGCTCAAGTCACCAAAACGCCCGAGCAGAAGGCGCAGGAATATCTGCGCGATCTTAAGTTTTCGGCCTGTTATGTTGTTCAGGAGAAGGCGCGAAGCCTTTTGAAAGCTCCGTCAACAGCCAAATTCGACAGCTGTACGACCGGCGCAATCGTCGCCAAGGTGAAAGACAAAGACGAGTTTATCGTCATCGGAGACGTCGATGCTCAAAACTCGTTCGGTGCAATGCTCAGGTCTAAATATTCTGGAACCGCCGTCCACACTGGAACGGAGCCAGACAGGGGTTGGCAGGTAAAAGTTATGATTGTTGACCGCTAAACTCCAAACAGATCGTTCATCGTCAGCACCTTGTGGACGGATACGACGTATTGCGTTGGGATTTCCAGAATGGCAGCGGGATTTAATTGCTGCAGTACGATGTTGGTCGGCGTACGGCGCTTCAAGAGCTTTATATACCCCTGCCCGGGATCGCCATTATAGTGCTTTGTCTGGACGACGACACTATCGCCGATTGACGGCCGTTGCTCAGGGTCCACAAAGCGAAGGTCGCCGGGGTTGTGCATTGGCGCCATCGATTCGCCAACGACGAAGATGGCATAGGCGTTCATCTGCTTGGCCAGCGCCGGCGGGCGCCTGACATAATCCACCACTTCGTGCTCCATCCGGAACCCATCTACTTGCCGGATGACAGCCCCGCCGGCCGTGCCGAGAACGGGAAGGTCGCGGGAAAAGCGCGAAGTCGCGGGGATCTCCACATCTGCCGGCTCTACCGTAGCCTTGGGCAGGAGTGACGAAGCGTCAAGCGCGATAAGCTGCTCGGTCACAACCTCATTCTGCGCCTGCGGCAAAAGCTCGCTCGGCGCCGCGCCCAGGACGGGGGCGAGGCGGAACATCCAGTCGCTGGTCAGCCGAAGCCGCCCCCTCTCCAGCTTGGAGATGGTGGATGATGTGCTGCCAACTGCTTCTGCCACGTCCTCCAGGCTCATGCCTGATGCTAGGCGAAGCTCCTGGATGCGGTTTGGCAGCTCGGCCGCCTTGGGGGTCCGGCTCATAGATTATGTATGTCCGATATGGACGGGCTGTGCCACGTCCGGTCCGGACGATATGGCTTGACTTAATTCGTCTGATATGGACGAATTGCGCGTCATGGACCCGAACACTCCCAAGCTAGAAGCATGGCGGCAGGCCAAGGGGCTCTCATACATCGAGCTCGGGCGGTTGCTGCAATGCGCCGATGTCACCGCTCGCCGCATCGCTCTTGGCATGCGGCAGGCCGACGCCACCACGACAGAGCGCATCGTCGGCCTCACCGGCGGTGACGTGAGCGTACTCGACCTGCACACAGCCCGCCTCGCCTACGAACGCGCGAGCGAGACGGAGATCCGCGATGGCGGCAGTGAGGGCGGGACTGGTGAGGGTGTGGCAGGCCATGGCGCCACCTTGGGTGGAGCAGCGCCGGCCGTCACCGCGAATGATGCCAAAGGTTTCGCATGAGCACATTCGAAACCACGGCCACCGCACCGGGCGCCCCGCTCTTTCGGGACTGCATCCTCCGCCTCTTCCGTGGTGATGAGGGATTGGCCGGCCTAGTCCTTCGTTCGTTCTGCCCGATACGCATCGAACAGGCGCCGCAGCTCGGCGATGGCGGCGGCAATAGCGGGCTCGGCCTCGAAGTCGGTGAACTCCTCGGCGGAGGCGTGGGCCTCGCGCAACAGGGTGAGGGTGTCGCGCTCGATGGCGGCGATGTCGGCATTGGTCAGGCGCTTCCGCCAAGCCTGCCTCGCGAGATCGCCATAGGCACGGATGAGGCCGGCGGCCATCAACATGCTGGTCATCTCGGCCGCCGTCTTCGGAAGCACTGGTGTCGCAGGTGTCTCTGCCGGCATTGCGGGCCTCATTCTTCACGCGTTCGGGGGTCTTAGCATGGGCAAGCTCTTGGTCCGCACGCTGTCGCCGGACTTCTTCCGGTTCCGGCGCCCATACACCCTTAGATCTCGCTATTATGTGCGGGGGCCGTCAGCCCCGGCCCTGCGGCCGCGCGTGTCGATTGAGGTGGGCGAGCATCTGCCCACTCAATTGCTCGAAGCTCCCGAGGGCGAAGGCGGCCGTCTGCGCCATCTCCTTCGGAGCGCTCTGCGCCGCCTGGCGCAGGGCGTTTTCGGTATCGCCCATAGCTTGGGCGGTAAAGCGCGCGGGGTCGTTCGTATGCGCCGCGACGTGCGCCGTGAGCGCCATGAGGATGGTCTCGACGGTCATCAGCCGCCCGCGCAACTCCGCCTCGAGCATAGCGAGCCGCTCGCTGTCCGTGCCCTTCCCCATGGCTTCTTCTCTCCCGCTCTGGTCTTCAACAAAGCCGCGACGGTTGCGACGCGTGGCTACTGCGATCCTAGCGGGAAGGCGCGACCATGAACAAGCTCGCGCGCCCGCATCGGGAAGCGGATTATCTGGCGCTCAAGGGCGCCACGCGGCGGTTGGTGGAAGCCTGCGGCGGTCTTGAGAGCGCGGCAGCGGTGACCCGCACCGGCTTTCAGGTGCTCTCGAAATATGGGCGGCCCGCAGAGCCTGTGTTCGCCCCCGTGGACGTGGTGGCGGATCTGGAGGCCGATGCCGGCGTGCCGCTGGTGACGCGGGCGCTCGCCGCCCTCTGCAATCATGTGCTCGTGCCGCTGCCTCGCCCCGAAGCGGGATCGGGTCGCTGGTATCGCCACATATCGGAGGTCGCGCAGGACGCGGGCGCCGTGGTGTCGCGTCTCGGCGAGGCCTTGGCGGATGACGGGGAGGTCTCCCGCGCTGAAGTGCGAGCGCTGGACCTGCGCGATCACGTGCGCCGCGCCATCAAGGAACTCGCGGCGTTGGACCTTGCCCTTGAACGACTGGAGAAGGGGGACGGTGATGCGGCGTGAGCCCTGCTATGCCCGCCGCGAGCTGGCGCCCATCGAGCGCGTCGTCTGGCGCATCCGCACCCTGCAACCTTTCCGCCCGCTGGTTCTGGTGGACGGCCAGCGCCCGGCTTTGACGCTGGACCGCGTGGAAAACGTGACGCTGGCGCGCGTGCGCTTTCTTGAGCGGAGGGGCGTGGCGTGAGCCCCCCGACCACGCCCCCGTCAGAATTCAATACGGGCCGCTGTGAGCGCATCGAACAAGCGCGAGTCGTCCCCATCAGCTACAGCGGCTTTGATTTCCGTAATATCGATCAAGCTGAGCTTCCTGATGGATTGGACCCGCGCTCCACCGTCGAGGAGGTCGCGCCTTCTAGAGAGCGAGATCATGATGAGTTCATAGATCGGTTCGACGACCAGAGAGGCCGCTGCGCTTTGGGTCCCGCCCGTGCGGACGGCTGCCGCTTCCGCCAGCTTAACCAGCCACCAATCTACCGCTTTTCGGTCCGACCCAAGTGCAGTGTCCATGTAGATCGCCGCCAGATCGGAGCGAGTTACTTCCTCGACAAACGTGGAATAAAGCCTGCCTTGCTCGGCTTCATCAGTGGAATACACCTTCCAATATTTCTTGCGCAGATCCGTCAATCGAATGATGTGGGCAACCATGCGCTCAGCGCATTCGCGGGATGCGGCTCGCTCATTCTGCGATATCGCGCCAACGTAGGCCAAAATGCCGGCGAGAAGAGTGACGGACGCTCCGAGGATTCCACCGAATTTATCCAATACTTGAGCTGTGTTGTTTTGCCGAAGAATGGCCAGAATGCTTCCGTCAGAGAGCATTACAATGACGAAGGCGATACCTGCGATCACTGCAAGGAACGCCTTTCCCTTTTCCAACATGGCACCGTCGCGTCCGTTCGCGCTAACGTTGCAGAGGCTCCCCAATGAGCATGGATGAGCGGGCTTGGCAATTCGGCTCACTCCGCATGTTCGGCTATGACGTGATCGAGGCCGACCTGCCGTGGGACTTTGCGCTCTATTCCGAGGCGGGAGAGGCGAAGTGCGCCAAGGCGCACTATGTCGCCATGTCGTTCGACGCCATCGCCGCGCTGCGCGTTGGCGACCTCGCGCGGGGCGACTGCCTGCTGCTGTCGTTGTGTTGCGAATGGGTGCCACCAGCCGGGCGGCAGGCTGTGCTCGACCCCTGGGGCTTCACCTACAAGGCGAGCCTCATTTGTCGGAAGACGACCGCCAGCGGGAAGGTGGCCATGGGGCCGCGCTATCGGGCGCGCACCATGCACGAGCCAATCCTGCTCGCAACCATGGGCAACCCGCGCCACCAGCCCTTTCTCTCGATGATCGACGGACTGGCATCGGGGCAGTCACGGATGCCCGAGGAATTCTACGCCACCTTTATTGCCTCCTGCCCCGCCACTCACTGCGCTGATTTCTTTGCGCTTCACGTGCCGTCCAGCAGGCAAGAGGGTCTGAGGGAAGACAACCGGGTGCGGCTAAATAGAAATCATCATTTCCATTTCCCTCAGCTTAACCGTATTGGCGGAGACTATGTACCTAATATCCATGCTATGCCTTGTCAGGTGATCGCGCGCGCGTTTATTTGTATCCAAAAATCCGGACATCGCTCTATTCATTTCGTCCGGTCCGACCTGACAAATAAGTCTTTTGTTAAACAGATCTATAATTGTGTATGCGTATTTAATTGTATCGCTCAAGCTAACAATAAATATATTTCTGGATTCGAATGTTGGGGATCCTTGAGGGTTTCTATATACGTATTCTTCTATATCGTGCGCAACAGCGCTAAGTACCTCATTGTAGTTCTCGAAATGTTCCAGCCAATCGGCTGCGATGGATACGTCATAAATCGTTCCTGGCATGGATTCTGCGTATTGACCTATCTTGTTCAGTGTGGCGTCCGCCCGATCGAGCTTTTTGATTTCGGATCTGAGTGGGGCTGTCGCGTCTTCAATCAGTTTGTGAGCCGCCACGGCCCTGATTGCGCGATTTTGCCTAAGCGTGATTGTAATTGTCACGCTGGCTGCTCCGATCGCAAGGACACTTCCAATGAGTGCTTGCCAGTTCCTTATTTCGGAAAAGAAGTCCGACATGTGCGCCCTCGGCCATGCAAGGCTGACACCAAGGACCGCTCCCAGCGCAATCCCTGCCCCAACGAGAATAACAGCATTCCAACGTTCGATGCTCATATGTCGAAGCTGCCCGCTCACGTTCTAGTTGTCGAGAGGGCCGGATGACGATCCTAGAAGCCGCCGTCGCCTATGGCCGCCTCGGCTACCGCATCTTCCCCTGTGATCCGCACGCGGAAAAGCCGCGCTCCAAGCGCCCTCTCGTGGTGGCGGACAAGGATGCCGACGGCAAGCCGATCGAGGGTACCGGCTGGCCGCTGAAGGCTTCCTGCAATGAGGCACAGATCCGCGCCTGGTGGAAGCGCTGGCCGGACGCTCTGATCGGCATGGCGCCGGGCTGGGCGGGCGGCTATGTGGTGGACCTCGATCCGAAGGGCGAGAGCGTCGAGGCTGTGGAAGCGCGCCTCGCCGAGGCCATCGGCGGGGCGCTGCCGGCCGGGCCGCGCACCATCACGCAATCGGGCGGGCGGCATGTGTGGTTCCGCCGGCCGGAGGGCGCACACTGGCCCAATGACCCGCCGGGCCTGAAGAACATAGATATCCGCTGTGACGCCGGCTACGTCATCCTGCCGCCCAGCGTGATGCGCAACGGCAATGCCTATAGCTGGGAAGGCGTGCCCTTCGACCCCGCGACGGCGCCGGAGGTTCCCCCGGCGCTCTTGGCGCTGATCGCCAACCGGAAGGCGGGAAAGCGCGAGGCGGGGCCAGCCGACACCCCGGAGCCGCAGGAGAGCGGCCCGGCGCGGGCGCTAGCCTCCGACCGTCCCGGCGAGGTGGCGAAGCGCAATTACGCGCGCAAGGCTCTGGACCGCATTGCCGCCGATCTGGCGCGGGCGGCGGAAGGCACGCGCGGCACCGAGCTTTATGCGGCGGCCTGCGCCCTCGGCCGCTTCATCGCCGCCGGCGCCATTTCCGAGCGCGAGGCGATGGCCGCGCTGGAGGATGGGGCGGAGGCCTGCGGTCTCGTGCTGGCGGACGGGCGCCCCCGCGTGCTGCGCGAGATCCAGCGTGGGCTCGGTGTCGGCCGCGCCGATGCGGCGGACGTGATCGCTCGTCTGGACGATATCGCCCGCGAAGCGGAAAGCCGGCAGCGGCCTTCGGGCGGCGGGGTGTATCCCCCGGAAGCGCCCTTGCCCGATGGCGCGATCCCGGAACCCTCGCGTCGGCGGGAGGCTCGGAGCGCACCCGCCCCCATGGGCGGTGACGAGGCCGACCCCGACGGGAGCGAGCCCTATTCGAGCGAGCCGGCGGATGATGCTGATGGCGGTGATGACGGCCCTTCGGACGGGGCCGCGCCGGGGACGGACATGGATGTGGTGGCCGCATGCGCCCGCCTTGACCATTCCGACACGGACAATGCCAAGCGCTTCGTGGCGCACTTCGGTCGCGACCTGACAGTGCTGGAGACCGAGGGCATCATCAATACGGACTATTGCGCATGGGCCGGCACCCATTGGGACATGGTGGGCGGCAATGACGCCGCCGTGCGCCTCGCCAAGCAGGTGGGCGGGCTGATCGGCCTGGAGGCGGACCTCCTCGCAGCTACCGCTTTCGAGCTGCGGGCGATGGAGGATGGCGACCAAGCGGAGGAGGACCTCGCGCGGCTCGAAAAATCCTCCGACAGCTGGACCGATGCGGACAAGGCGCAGGTGAAGCGCCTGCAGCGCGTGATCGACGCCGGCGCCGAGGCGCGGGCGGCTCTGGACAAGCGTCGGGTGGCGCGGCGCAAGTTCGGTGTCTCCTCGAAGAACAAGGCTCGCATCGTCGCACTGAAGGATCTGGCGGCTTGTGATCTGACGCGCAAGCCGGAGGGTTTCAATGCCGATCCGCGCGCCTTCGCCTGCCTGACCCACACCATCCAGTTCGGCCGCCGACCCGATCCGGAATGCCCGGATCCCGACGTTGTTCGCCTTGTGCCCTATGCCAAGACCGTGAAGGGGCACAGGCGGGAAGACTTCATCACCAAGGTGCTGCCTGTCGCCTATGACAAGGATGCCAAGGCCCCACGCTTCGAGGCCTTCATGGCGCGCTTCCTGCCCATCGAGGCGGTGCGGCGCTGCGTGCAGGTGGGGGCGGGCCTCGGCCTGCTCGGCCTGCCGGTGCAGAAGGTGTTCTTTCACTATGGCAACGGCGCCAACGGCAAGAGCGTGTTTCTGGAGACGCTGGTGCGCGTGTTCGGCGCGCTGGCGTCCTCGCTGCCCACTGAGGCCATTATCGGCACGAACGACAAGCAGGGCGGCGCGGCGTCTCCCGAGCTGGCCCGGCTCTATGGCGTGCGCTTTGTGCGCGTTGTGGAGCTGCCTGCCAATGTCCCGTTGCGCGAGGATGTCGTGAAGAAGCTCACGGGTGGTGAGACCATCCCGGTGCGCAACCTGTTCAAGGGCTTCTTTGAGTTCCGGCCCGTCTTCATCGCTCATATGTCCGGGAACGGCTATCCGAAGATCGACGGGACAGATAACGGCATCTGGCGACGCATTGCCGTGATCCACTGGCCTATCGCGCTTGAGGACAGCGAACAGCGCGACTTCGAGGAGGTCGTGGGCGAGCTGGCGGCGGAAGCTCCCGGCATCCTGAATTGGCTGATCGAGGGCGCTCTCACCTATCTGCGCGAGGGCTTGATCCTGCCCCCGGAAGTGCGGGCGGCGACGCAGGAATATCGGGACGAGATGGACGTGGTGGGCCAGTTCGTCGCGTCTTGCGTCGAGCCGGCACCGGGCATGTGGGTCACGGCCCGCGCGGCATACCGGGCCTATGCCGATTGGTCCGATGAGAACGGCAAGAAGCCGGTGACCGAGACCCGCTTTGGCCGGGACATGAAGCGCAAGCTGCAGCACGGGCGGAATGGAGCGGGGGTCCACGTGTATCAGGACTGCCGGCTCGTCAACCTCCCCGATCCCATCAGCGCGCCCCGCAGCCCCGACGATGACCGGTGACAGGCAGGTGACCCGTCAGACAATGACGGGTCTGACGCCTTTCTGACGGGTTGCGAAAAACCCTCCGACGCTCATCTGGCAATCAATTCAATGCCATAGGTGGCCCTCTGATGGGTCTGATGGGTTTCGCGCGCCTATAGCAATGCACAGGGGGTAAGGGGGATAGCTCTGCCCAAATAAAAAATATCTCATATACACACATGAATAACCCGTCAGACTTGTCAGAATGATGTATAACTAATTGAGTTATAAATGATTTGTAGTCTGACGGGTCTGTTTTCAAGTCGTCGAACCCGTCATGAACCCGTCAGGAGAGAGCCGATGGAACGGGTGGACATCGAAGCGCTCGTGGGCTGGGCCTATCGGGTGCAGTGCGTGGACCGTATGGCCGGGCTGATGGATGTCGCTTGGGGCGAGGCCGGGCCGTCGTTCCGCTCCGCGACGCATGCGATGCTGGACTTCGCCGCGCTCGGGGTGCGGGTGGACAGCTCGCCGGGCTTCGTGGTCGCCATGGGAGCAACGGCGCAGGACGATGCACTTGTGATCCACGACGCCGTGCTGCGCCTGCCATCCGAGGCCTTCGCCCTGGTGGTCGCGCATGCGAAGGGCGGGAGCCGTCCGCCTTGGCACGGGATCGAGGCCGAGGCGCTGGTGGCGGATACGGATCGGAAGGGCAGGGTGCGCATGCTGCGGGACAACTGCCGTCCCGTCGCCTGCCTCCTGAGGCACAGGGTCGATCCTGCCTTGGTGGAGTTCAGCCGGGCGCAGTACGTGGTGTGGTGGGAGGCGCTGGTGGTGCTCGCTGGCGAGCTTGCGGGGCGGCTGGAGGGTAGCCATCCCCTTGCCCCATCAGCCCCACGCGAGCCGTGGTTCCTGCCGCCTCTCGTCTACGTCGAGGATGGCGCTCGGATGCTGGTTGACACTGCACAAATAATTTGACTACCTTCATCCACAGATAAACAGGTCTCAAGAGAGCCCCGCCGGTATTCGCCGCGCGGGGCTCTTGCGTTAGAGGGGTACGATGCCGCGCCTTCAATCCGCGCCGCCTCGCCTGCCTGCCACCCCTAGCCGTCTCCCGACACAGAGCGCAGATGAAGCCGAGCGCAGCCGCCAGCGCGCGGCCGAGGCGCCTTGGCGCGCCTGGTACAAGTCGGCGCGATGGCAACAGGTGCGCGAGCGGGTGTTCACGCGCGACCTCTTCGGGTGCCAGATGCCGGCATGCGGGAAGGTGATCTCCAACCGGCGGCAGCTCGTGTGCGACCACGTGCGCCCGCATCGCGGAGACCCCGCGCTGTTCTGGGATGAAGGCAACCTGCAGACGCTGTGCAAGCCCTGCCACGACGGGGCGAAGCAATCGGCCGAGCGGCGCGCCCGCTGATGTCCAGCCCTCCGCGCCGCCGCGCGGGCGAGGCCTAAAAACACACCTGTAAGCCGTGGTCTGGCGAGGAGGGGAGGGGGGTCAAAACTCCCCACCCCTCTCCAGCCGGGACCCGCGGCCCCCCCATTCGGAGATTTTTTCCTTGGCTGATGAGAAATCGGGCGGGGCGGCACCGGATGCCGCCGCGCGTGATCTGTTCGGGAATGCGATCGAGCCCATTCGGGATCGGCGTGGTCGACCGAGCTTCAGAAAAGACAAGGAAAATCAAGAGTTTGTAATGGTGCGCGTCGCGGAGGGTTGGACCCACAAGGCCATCGCCGCGAACATGGGGATTGATGAAAAGACCCTGCGCAAACATTTTTCCCGCGAGCTGACGGACGGCGGAGTGCACATCCGGGGCATGTTGCTGGACGTGCTCGTGCACAAGGCGCGCGAGGGACACACCCCGTCCGTCCGCCTGCTGCTGGAGCGGCTCGATGGGGCCGGCCCGCTGGCGCCCCGGAACCATCCTCGCGCGGATGACGACGACGATCCGAAGGCGCCGGCCTTGGGCAAGAAGGAACAGCGCGTCCAAGATGCCCAAGCCGTGCCCGACGACTATGGTGACATCTACGCGCGCCTCGAAGGCCGGCGGCAGCATTGACCGCGCCGTCCTTCGCCTGCCTCGATTGGGAAGACAGGTTGCGGAAGGGCCTCACGCCCATTCCGTCCCTGCCTCTGGATCCGGTGCTCGCCGATTGCGCAGTGGCCCTCTTCGACAAGCTGCGCGTCCCCGACATCCCCGGCACGCCCACCATGGCGGAGGTGGCCGGGCCGTGGATGCGGGACATCGTGCGCGCGGCCTTCGGCTCCATCGATCCGGTGACCGGCGAACGCTTCGTCGGCGAGATCTTCAACCTGGTGCCGAAGAAGAACGGGAAGACGACGAACGCTGCCGCGCTGGGCCTGTTGGCCCTGCAGCTCAACCAGCGCCCCAACGTGGAAGGGGTCATCGTCGGGCCGACGCAGGAGGTGGCCGACAAGTGCTTCGCGCAGGCGGCGGCCATGATCGCGCTCGATCCCTATCTGAAGCGCCGCTTCGACGTGATCGAGCACAAGAAGACGATCCTTGATCTCCACGTGGACCCCCTCACGGGGGTGAAGCGAAACGTAAAGCTGAAGATCACGAGCTTCAGCCCGAAGGTGGTCACCGGCTCGATCCCGGCGTTTGCCATCGTGGACGAACTGCACGAGATGGCGGCGGCGAGCTTCGCCAGCCGCGTTCTCGGCCAGATCCGCGGCGGCATGATCACGAACCCCGAAAGCCTGCTGATCATCATCACCACGCAATCGGCGACGCCGCCCGCCGGCGTCTTCAAGGATGAGCTGACCTATGCGCGCGGCGTGCGCGACGGGACCATTACCGAAGGGGTGCGCATGCTCCCCATTCTCTATGAGTTCTCGGAGAAGATGCAGACGGCCGAGCACAAGCCGTGGGCGGACCCCAAGAATTGGCCGATGGTGCTGCCCAACCTCGGCCGCTCGCTGACGATCGAGCGCCTCGCGAAGGAATGGCGCACCGCGCAGGAGAAGGGCGATCAGGCCGCGCAGGAATGGGCCTCCCAGCACCTCAATGTGCAGATCGGCATGGCCATGCACAATGACCGTTGGGTTGGCGCGGACTTCTGGCCTCAGGCGGCGGACCCCGCCATCACGCTCGATAGCATCATCGAGACGTCGGACGTGGCGGTAGTGGGCGGCGACATCGGCGGCATGGATGATCTGTTCGGCCTCGCTGTGGCCGGCCGGCATAAGGTCACCCGCCAGTGGCGTGCCTGGGCTCGCGCATGGGCGCAGCCGAAGCTCTTCGAGCGGCACAAGGAAGCTGCCGAGACGCTGCGGGACTTCGAGAAGGCCGGCGACCTGGTGGTGTGCAAGGAAGTGACGCAGGACATCGCCGAGGTAGTGGCGATCATCCTGCGCCTCAAGGCTGCGGGTCTTCTGCCGGAGGCCGGCGCCATCGGCCTTGATCCGGCGCTTGCCATCACGCTCCTCGATGCGCTGTCCGAGCACGAGATCGTGCACCCGCAGGTGCTCGGCGTATCGCAGGGCTACAAGCTGTCCTCGGCGATCTTCGCAGCCGAGCGCAAGCTCGCGGACGGCACGCTGAAGCATTGCGGCTCGGGGCTGTTCAACTGGTGTGTCGGCAACGCCATGGCCGAACACCGGGGCTCAAACATCTACATCACGAAGCGCAAGGCCTCGGCGAAGATCGACCCGCTCATGGCCTTCTTCAACGCGGTGGACATGGTGAGCCGCAATCCGGTTGCCCGTGGCCTCTCGGTCTACGAGAGCCGCGGCATCCTCATGGTGTGAGGCGGGCATGAACCTTTGGAACGTGTTCCGCCGCCGGGCGCGCGCGGAGGGCGGCGCCGTCGCGAACCCGCTCATTTCCGAGCTGCTGCGGTTCGGCGTGTCGGAGACGGCGACGGGCATCCACGTCAACGTGGACAAGGCGCTGAAGAACCCGGCCATGTTCCGCGCGGTGTCGCTCATCTCGGGGAGCATCGGCATGTTGCCGCTGCACCTGATCGACAACACCACGAAGAAGAAGCGCGACACGCATCCGCTGTACCGGCTGCTGCACCGCCGGCCGAATGCGTGGCAGACGGCCTTTGATTTCCGCGTGCTCATGCAGCTGCGCGCCCTGGTGAAGGGCAACGGCTATGCGCTGGTGGTCCGCAGCCCGAACCTGCGCGCCGGCGGCGCGCTCACCCCGACGCAGATGGTGCCGCTGGATCCGGACCTCGTGACGCCGGAGCAAGGGCCGGACTGGTCCGTCTCCTACGTCTACCGGCCCGCGAAGGGCGCGGCCGTGCGCTACCCGGCGCGGGACATCCTGCATCTGCGCGGGATAACCCTTGATGGCATTTCCGGCCTCTCGCTGGTGAAACAGGCGGCCGAGGCGGTAGGCATCGCGCTTGCGGCCGAACTCGCCGCCGCCCGCATGATGCGCAACGGCACGATGGTGGGGGGTGCGCTGGAGCATCCTGAACGCCTGTCGCATGAAGCGTATGCGCGCCTGCAGGAGAGCCTTGAGAGCAAGTCCGGATCCGACAAGGCGGGCCGCAACCTCATCCTCGAAGAGGGGATGAAGTATGTCCCGATCTCCTCGACGGCCCGCGACGCGCAGATGGTCGAGATCCGCAAGATGCAGATCGAGGAAATCGGCCGGGTCACGGGCGTACCGCGTCCGCTCCTCATGCTCGATGAAACGAGCTGGGGCTCCGGCATCGAGGCCCTCGGCCAATTCTTCGTCACCTATGCGCTGAACCCGTGGTTCGAGGCATGGCAACAGGCCTGCGAGCGCACCCTCCTGACCGAGGCCGAGGCGGACGAAATGGCCGTCAAGTTCAACGCCGGCGCGCTGCTGCGCGGGTCCATGAAAGATCAGGCGGACTTCCTCGCGAAGGCGCTCGGCGCCGGCGGCAGTGCGCCGTGGATGTGGGTGGATGAGGTGCGCGACGTGCTGGACCTGCCGGAGCGCGAAGCGCCGCCGCACGTGATGGCCGGCGGCTCGGCAGATCAGGGGAGCAAGGGAAATGGAACTGCAGCGTAAGCCGGCCGAGGGCCGGTCTGGAGGCCGTTTTGTGGGCCGTGCGATCGTAGGCCGGCCGATGGCGAAGGCGCGTCCCGGCGCCATGCCGATCCCGGCCGAGCGCATGGTGCAGGCGTTCACCTCGCCGGCCGCCCTTGAGCGGTGGGGCGAGGACGCGGCTGGCGTGCGGGCGCTCGCGCCGGGTGACAACGTGATCACCATGTTCGACATGATCGGCGAGGACTTCTGGAGCGGCGGCGGCGTCACCGCCAAGAAGGTGTCGCAGCAGCTGCGCGCCATCGGTGACCGCCCCGTCGAGGTGCAGATCAACTCGCCGGGCGGCGACGTGTTCGAAGGCCTCGCCATCTATAATGTGCTGCGCGAGCATCCGCAGGACATCACGGTCAAGGTCATGGGCTGGGCCGCCTCGGCCGCGAGCCTCATCGCCATGGCTGGCGACCGGATCGAGGTGGGGGCCGCCTCCTTCATCATGATCCACAATTCGTGGGTCGTTGCCGCCGGTAACCGTAACGACATGCGGGAAGTGGCCGACTGGCTGGAGCCCTTCGACCGGGCGATGGCCGATCTCTATGCGCAGCGTTCGGGGCAGGATGCCGCCGCGATCGCGAAGTGGATGGACGCCGAGACCTATATGTCCGGCTCCATCGCGATCGAGCGCGGCTTCGCGGACGGCCTCCTGCCGGCCGATGCGGTGAAGGTGGACGATGCCGCCCGCGCCTCCGACCGTGCGGTCAATGAGCTGCGCGCGCTGGAGCTGACCCTCGTTTCCGGCGGCATGACCCGCGCACAGGCGCGCAGCCGCATTTCCAAGATCAAGGGCACGCCGGGCGCTGCCCCTGAAGACGCCACGCCGGGCGCTGGCGACGACTGGAGCGGCCTCGCGGCTGCGTTCCTTGCCAATCTGAAATCCTGAAGGGGTTCGCCATGCACCACGTTTCGACCTCCGCCCTCCTGGGCGCGACCGCGCTCGCCCCGGTTCCCCGCGCCGTCCACGCCGCCCCGCGTGCCGACGCCAGCAACCCGGCGCAGATCCTCGCCAAGCTCAATGAGGCTTTCGAGGAGTACAAGAAGACCAACGATGACCGGCTGAAGGCCAAGGCCGACGATACGGTTGTGAACGCCAAGCTGGAGAAGATCGATCAGGCGATCGAGGCCGCGCAGAAGGCCCTCGATGCCATCTCGGCACAGCAGGCGGCGGCCACGGCCAAGGCGGGCGGCGGCACGGCGGCGCTGGTGGATCCGGAGTACAGCACCGCGTGGGGCGCCTTCTTCCGCGAGGGCGAGAACGAAGCGCAGATCAAGGCCCTGAACAAGGCCGGGCCGCGCGCCGCCATGACCGTCGGCAGCAATCCGGATGGCGGCTATCTCGCGCCTGTCGAGTGGGACCGCACCATCACGGCCCGTCTGAAGGAGATCTCGCCCATCCGGCAGAACGCACAGGTGCAGAGCATCAGCAAGCCGGGCTTCACCCGCGTTTACAATGATCGCTCGGTGGGCTCGGGCTGGGTCGCCGAGAACGCCGCGCGCCCCGCCACCAGCACGCCGCAGGTGGCGCCGCTGACCTTCACGCCGGGCGAGCTGTACGCCTTCCCCTTCGCCTCTCAGACGCTCCTCGAAGACGCGGAAGTCGATATTGAGGGCTGGCTCGCGAGCGAGGTGGAAACCGAGTTCTCGCGTCAGGAGAACATTGCCTTTCTCTCCGGCGACGGCAGCGGCAAGCCTTACGGCATCCTCACCTATGTCACCGGCGCGGCGAATGCCGCGCGCCACCCGTGGGGCGCGATCGAGGTGGTGAACTCCGGCGGTGCGGCGGCCCTCACGTCGGACGGCATCATCACCCTCATCTACACCCTGCCGGACGCCTTCCGCGCCGGGGCGAAGATGTACATGAACCGCCTCACCCGCATGGCGGTGCGCAAGCTGAAGGATGGGCAGGGCAACTATCTCTGGCAGCCCTCCTATCAGGTTGGCCAGCCTTCGACCCTCGCGGGCGAAGCGATCGTGGACGTGCCGGACATGCCGAACGTGGCCGCCGGCAACATTCCGCTCCTCTACGGCGACATGAGCGCGACCTATCTGGTGGTGGATCGCGTCGGCATCTCGGTCCTGCGCGATGCCCTCACGAACAAGCCTTATGTCGGCTTCTACACCCGCAAGCGCGTCGGCGGCGGGGTGCAGAACCCGGAGCCCATGAAGGCCATGAAGATCTCGGCCTGAGATCGGACACGCATTCCGGCGGCGCGTCCGCGCCGCCGGCCCCATCCGGAGGATCGAAATGGCCGAGACAGACGAAAACCAGATCATCGCCCCCGAGGCGCCGGCGCCCGAAGATGCGGCCCCGACCCCCGAGGCGCCGGCGCCCGAAGATGCGGCCCCGACCCCCGAGGCGCCGGCGCCCGAAGATGCCGCCCCGACCGTCGAGGCTCCGTCGCCCGAAGAGGTCGCGCCGGCCCCCGAAGCTGCGGCGCCCGAAGAGGTCGCCACGACCGTCGAGGCTCCGGCACCCCAAGAGGTCATTCCTGTCCAGCTCCTGCGCCTCGTGCCGACCGTGGGCGAGCCGGACATGAATGATACGCGCCTGGACGGCGCCGCCATTGTCGAGGCGGCGCTGGCGCGGCAGGCGGCCGATGAGGCCTGACATGCTGGATCCCGTCATGTTGGATCCCGTCCGCATCACGGCGCCTGCGTCTCCGCTCGTGACCGTGGCGGAGGCTCGGCGCGACCTGAAGGTGGATCTACCCGACGATGATGGCCTGATCGAGGATCTGATCGCCACGGCGGAAAGCTTGCTGGACGGGTACAGCGGCGAGCTGGGGCGGGCGCTGGTGACGCAGGTGTGGCGGCAGGATCTGCCGTGCTTCCCCGCCAGCGGCGTCATCCACCTGCCCCTCGCGCCGGTGCGGGTGGTCTCCTCTATCACCTATTGGGGATTGGATGGTGTGGCTCGTCCGCTGTCGGCACAGGTCTATAGCGGGGTGCTCAAAGCAGCCAGCGACCCCTATATAAAGCTCGCCTATGGGCAGTCTTGGCCTGCCACCTATCCCCGCGACGATGCTGTCTCGGTGACATTCGAGGCCGGGTATGGCGCGCCGGGGGACGTTCCTGCTGCCATCCGCCGGGCGGCGCTCCTCATCGTCGGCCACCTCTATGAGAACCGGGAAGCGGTGACGGTCGGCGGCCCCGCTTATGAGCTTCCCTTCGGTGCGAACCGTCTCACGTCCAATTTCCGGCGGGTGCGGGTGTAGCGTGGCGAAGGTGGATAACGGGCTTGCCCGCCTCAACCGGCGGCTCAACGCCATTCCGCAGAATGTACGGGCTGCGGTGCAACCGGCCCTTGTGAAGGCCGGCGCCGCGCTCGCGGATGACATGCGCGCGCTCGCGCCCGTCTATGACGGCGACCTGAAGGACAGTATCGCCGTGACGCCGGGCGGGGGCACCACGCCGCCCTATTCCCAGCCGGGCGGGCGGCAGGTGGTGCCCGAACTGCAGGTGCTCGTGACCGCTGGCAATACCAAGGTGCGCTACGCCCATCTGGTGGAGTTCGGGACCAGCCCCCACGAGAACCGCGGATTGTTCGCGGGCACGCGCCACCCCGGCACCAAGGCCGAACCCTTCTTCTGGCCAGCCTTCCGCCTGCACCGGAAGAAGCTCGCCTCGGCCATAAAGCGGGCCATCCGCAAAGCGGTGAAAGACGCCAAATGACGGACCTTCTCGACGGCCAAGTGAGCCTTTCCCTCGGCGGCGACGCCTTCACCCTGGCGCCCACGCTCGGCGCCGCCATGGCGCTGTGCCGCGCGCACCAGAGCTTCGGGGCGCTGATCGACAAGCTGGAGGCCTATGACCTTCCGGCGGCGATCGACGTGACGCGGGCCGGCATCGGCCTGCCGGCTCCCGGCGATCTCGATGCCCGCGTCTATGCCGCCGGCGTCATGAACATCGCGCCGGACCTCATCCGGTTCGTGATCCTCCTCGCCAATGGCGGGCGCAGCCCGAAGGCGGAGGCGGAAGACAAGCCGGGATCCCGCCCTTTCGACGCATGAGCCACGCGGACTATCACGCCTGGCTCTTCAAGGCCGCGACGGGCTGGCTGGGCTGGACCCCGGCCGTCGCCCTCGCGACCCCCATCCCGCAGATCGCCGCCGCTCATGACGGGCGGATCGACATGCTTGCCGCCCTGTTCGGTGGGCGCAAGGAAGCCGCGCCGCAGACGCCGCTCACGGCGGCGGCCTTCGACGCGATGTTCACAGCCAAAGGTTAGGAGCAAGCACCATGGCACTCTTCAGCGCGAGCGGATCGAAGATCTTCATCGGGGCCGTCAAGGTGCCCGGATCCGCGGACTTCGTGGCGGCCGACTTCACCGCCGAGGACTGGACCGAGATCGATGAGGTCGAAAGCGTCGGCTCCTTCGGCGACACGTCCGAGCTGATCACGTCCAACGTCCTGAGCAAGGGGCGCACCCGCAAGGCGAAGGGCGTGAAGAATGCGGGCACCATGGAAGTCACCATGAATGCGGACTATGGCGACGAAGGGCAGCTTGCCCTGCGCGCCGCCGCTGCCGCACGCGACAGCTACGCTTTCAAGGTGGAGTTCCCCGACAAGCCGGCGGTCGGCGCCTCGCCCAAGAATTCGGTGCGCTTCTTCACCGCCCTGGTGATGTCGGCGAGCGACCAGATGGATGAGGCGAACGCCATCATCAAGCTCACGTCCACGCTGGAGATCAATTCCAACGTGGTTGTCGTGCACGCCTCCGCCACCTGATGGCGCCGGATCGCGCCCTGCAGAGGGCGCTTCTCGCGCGGTTCCTCGCGGAGCCGGCGCTCCTCGCGCTGGTGCCGGCCGCCAACATCATCGATGGGGACGGCGCGCCGCAGCGCTTCCCCTCGATCCTGTTCGGAGAAGGGCAGGCGGTGCGCGAGCCGCAATCCCTCTGCGGCCGCGAGCGGCGCCTCTACGCCACGCTGCATGTCTGGACGAAGAGCGCGCCGCTCGCCCGCGATATCGCGGACGGCATCGTGGCGGCGGTGGAGGGCGCGACGCTGCCGCTCGAAGGGGGACACCGGGCGGTGACGGCCATCGTGTCGTCGTCCCGCCTCCTGCGCGATCCGGACGGGGAAACCTCGCACGGCGTGGTTACTGTCGAGAGCCTGGTGGAGGTGGCGCGGTGAAGGCGGGGCAGCTAGACCGGCGCATCGCGATCGAGCGCGGCACCGAGGCGCGGGACGCGGACGGGGTGCTGACCACCACATGGGCGCCCGTGGCGACCCTGTGGGCGAGCCTCATCCAGTCCAGCACCTCGGAATTCCTTCAGGGCTCCGGCCTGCAGGGCGATACGGCCACGATCTTCCGGATCCGCTGGCTCGCCGGCGTGACCCTGCTGGACCGCATCCGCTTCGACGGGGTGGGTTACGACATCAAGGAAATCAAGGAACTCGGCCGCAGGCGCGGCCTGGAGATCCGCACCATTGCGCGGGGAGTGGACTGATGGCCGGCGAAGAGGAACGTCTTGTCGTTGCCCTTGAGGCGCGGATCCGCGATTTCGAAAAGAACTTCGAAAAGGCGAAGGCCGTCTCGAACCGCCGGTTTCTGGAGATCGAGAAGCGGGCGCAGCAGAATGCGGTGAACCTGAAGAACTACTTCAACGGGTCCACGGCCTCGATAAGCTCCGCTTTCGAAGCGCTCGGCGGGGCCGGCATCATCGCCAGCGGCGGCATCGCCGGCGCCATCACGACGCTGAAGGCAGCGGCCACCTCCGTCGCGGATCTCGCGGCCGAGGCGCAGAAGGCCGGCGTCGCCTTCGAGCCCTTTCAGGAGCTGAAGTTTGCGGCCGAACAGGCCCGCGTCGGGGTGGATGCGCTGACCGATGGCCTGAAGGAAATGCAGCTGCGGGCGGATGAGTTCATCCGCACCGGCGCGGGATCGAGCGAGGAGGCGTTCAAGCGCCTCGGCTATACCGCCGCCGAGCTGAAACAGAAGCTGCAGGATCCCGCCGCTTTGTTCGAAGAGATCATCGACAAGATGAAGCGCTTCAGCAAGGCGGGGCAGATCCGCATTTCCGATGAGATCTTCGGCGGCTCCGGCGGCGAGCAGTTCCTGCGCTTCATGGATCAGGGGATCGGCGCGATCTCCAAAGCGCGCGAAGAGGCTCGGCGGCTCGGCCTCATCATGTCGGATGAGGTGGCGAAGGAGGCGGCCAAGGTCGCCAAGATGTTCGACATGCTGGCCCTCAAGATCGAGGTCGCGCTGAAGTCGGGTGTCCTCGAAGGCGCCGCCGCCCTGGAGAAGTACAAGACGGAGATCCTCGCGATCGGCGTGGCGCTCGGTGCGGTCACCTCCGGGATAGTGCTTGGCCCTCTCGCTGCGTCGCTGGCGTCTACGGCTGCGGCGGCGGTCACGGCCGCCGGCAGGATCACCGCCCTGAATGCCACCATCCTCGCGGTCGCGGCGGCACAGCGCACGGCGGCGCTGGCGTCGGCCGGCCTCAGTGCCGCCCTGAGCCTCCTCGGTGGTCCATGGGGCATTGTCATTGCTGCGGCCGTGGGGACTATTGCAGCGCTGGCTCTCCGGCAGGACCAAGCGAAGGTGGCGGCCGAGGCGCACAAGAGCGCTATGGGGGATCTCGACGGGGCCATTGCGCGGGTCAAAGCTGGTGCGCCTGGTGCCAAGGAAGAACTGAAGGCCCTGGCAGACCAGCACGTCACCAATGCCGAGAAAGCGCTCGCCGATGCGCGGGCCGAACTGGAATACGCCCGCGCCGTCGCTGCCAACCAGAAGGTGGGCGGATGGGCCGGCAAGTACAACGCGAAGATGCCGACCACTGACACGGCGGAAATGACGGCAGCGCTGGAAAAGTACGTTGCGGCCGTCGATCTTGCGCAGAAGCGGCTCGATGAACTGAAAGCGAGCGTTGAAGGGGTGAAGCCGCCGGGCACGAAGCCGGATCCGTCCATCGGCTACGGCTTCAAGGATGTGCAAAAAACCATGTCCGAGCGCCTGCGGGATCTCGAGCAGGAACAGGCGCAGCTCGGCATGACGACGCAGGCCGCGGCCGAATACAAGTTCATGATGGACGCCATCAACACCGCGCAGGAGCACAATCTCAAGCTCTCGCCGGAACAGCTCCAGCAGCTCCAGATGCTCGCCGCGCGCTATGGCGACGTGACCGCCGCCGTCGAAAAAACCAAGGCGTCGCAAGAGCGGCAGCGGGAGATGCAGCAGGAGGCCGGCAACCTCGCTCAAAGCTCGATCATGGGCCTGATCGACGGAACGAAGAACTGGAATGATGTCCTGAAGGACAGCATCAAGCTCCTCGCGGAAATGGCGCTGAAGGCGGCATTGCTCGGCGAGGGGCCGCTCGGGTCGGGTGGCGGCGGCATCGTCGGCGGACTGGTGAAGTCCGCGGGCTCGGCCTTTTCCGGCGGCACCACCTGGTATGCGGATGGCGGCGTCCACACCCCGCAAGGCCCCCGCAAGCTGAAGAAGTATGCCCGTGGCGGCGTCTCGCGCAACGCGGCGATCTTCGGCGAGGCCGGCCCGGAAGCGGCCGTGCCCCTGCCGGATGGTCGCCGGATCCCGGTGGATGTGCGCGTGCCCATCTCGCCGGCCGAGACCATGATCCGCAATGCCTTCAGCAACAACGTCAGCGTCTCGCCCTCCTTCGTCATCAACCAGCCGGGCGGCGGGAATGACGGGCGCGCCAGCGACAGGGACAATCTGCGGGCCGCCCTGCGCGACGCCACGGCCGATATCGAGGCCATGGTGCGCAAGATCTTCACCAACGACATGACCACGATGGGGCCGATGGGGCAGGCGGTGCGTGCCCGCTTCGGCCTCAATCCCATGCGCGGGGTCGGCCGATGAGCCTCCCTGTCTGGCCTGCCTCCGTGCCCTATGAGCCGCTGCGGGACGCCTGGGATGTGAAGCCGATCCGGGATCCGCTGGAAACCGAGATGGAAGCCGGGAATGTGCGGATGCGGCGTCGCCCCGGCGATGCCCTGCCGCTCATCAAATGGTCGGCCGATCTCTCCGCCGCCGAGTTCGCGACCTTCCTCGCGTTCGTGTCGGGATCGCTGTTCGGCGCCTCCGTCCGGTTCACGATGCCCGTCAGCCTCGATGGGGCGGCATTCTCGGCGCGCACGGTGCAGATGCGCGCCGGGACGCTCGGGTGGAGCGCGAGCGGCGACAAGGTGCGCGTCGTATTCGATCTCTACGTGTTCCCCGCTTCCGTGGTGTCCTGACATGGTGGATCTGTGGACCGACGCATGGGCGGAGGCCGAGGCCTCCTGCCCCAACAGCGTGCTCGTCTTCGACACGATCGAGCTGCAGCACCCCGCGTTCCTTGAGAGCGGCGCGCCCATTCCCCTGCGCTTTGTCTGCGATGTGGAGCCGCGCACCTTCGGGATCGAGCCGGGGGCGACGTTCGATGCCGGGTCGTCGGCGGAGTTCACGCCGATCGCCTTCTCGGCGGACGCGCCGAATTTCTCGGAACAGCAGGTGCCTCAGTGCCGCGTCGTCATCGATAACGTGGCGCGCGACGTGATGCCCTACCTTGAAGCGGCGATCGGCTACAGGGCGGATCTCAAGGTGCTGTTCCGGCAGTACCGCGAGGATGACGTGAGTGAGCCGGTCTGCGGCCCGTGGGAATTCCTTCTCCGCAAGGTCACAGTCGCCGGGTCAACCGTCGAGGGCACCGCCTCATTCGACGATCTCACCAACATGAAGTTCCCGCGCCGCATCTATTCGCGCCGCGAATTCAGCTCCCTGATCGCCTGATGATGCCGGATGCTCCGGCCCGCGCGGCCTATCTCACGGGTCTTATCGGCCGGCCATGGTCTCCCGGCGCCTCGTGCTGGCACCTCGCGTGCGAGGTGGAGGCGGCGTTGTGGGGGCGCCACCTTCCCGCGGTGGAGATCCCCGATGCGGTGACCTGGCGGTGGATGGTGGACACCCTTGCCGCCCATCCGGAGCGCGGGCGCTGGCGGGAGCTTCCTCCCAATCCGGCGGGCCTCGTGGCGCCGTCTGACGGTGCGCTTGTGCTCATGGCCCGCGTGACGCAGGGCGCTCACGTGGGCATCTGGCTCCAGCCCGAAGGGCGGGTGCTGCATGCCGACGCCGAAGCCGGCGTCGCCCTCGACGCCATGGTGACCCTGCGCGCCCGTGGATGGGCGCGCCTGCGGTTCTTCGAGCCCATCTGAGGACACGATGCACGAAGCGGTTCACATCGTCCTGCCGGGACAGGTGCTCGGCCGGGCGCAGCCCCGTGCGCGCGAAACGGTCGCCGGCTTCCTGCGCCGGGTGCGGCGATCGGGTGGCGCGCCGCGCGCCTGGGCAACCGACATCCTGCCGACTGTCGTCGCCATCAACGGCGAGCCGGTGCTGCGCGCCGATTGGCGCCGGCGCCGGATCCGCGCCTCGGATCGGCTGGTGGTCATGTCGAGGCCGCTCGGCGGGAGCCGGGCGCAGAACAAGCAGGTGCTCGGCCTCGTGGCGCTGGTTGGCCTCTCGCTCCTCGCGCCGGGAGTGGGCACGTGGATCGCGGGCCTCGGCCTCGGGATCTCCGCCAGTGTCGGCAGCGCGGCCTTCCTGATCGGCGGTTCGTTCCTCGTCTCGACGCTGGTGAAGGCCAAGGCCGGCGGACAGGATGACGATGCCGGACAGGTCTACAGCTTCGCAAAGCAGGCCAACTCGGCCCGGCTCCTGCAGAGCATCCCCGTCAGCTACGGGCGGGTAAAAAGGTCTCCCGACTATGCCGCCGTGCCGTGGTCGGAATACATCGGCAACGATGAATATCTGAACATCCTGTTGTCTGAGGGCTGCGGGCGGTACAGCCGCGAACAGATCCTCATGGATGACACCATCCTGTGGGACGCGGCGACGGGGGTGAACCCGGAGTTCACCGGTGTCTCGGTCGCCTTCTATGAGCCGGGCGAGGAGGTCACGCTCTTTCCCGTCAACGTCTATTCCTCGCCGGAGGTGTCGGGGCAGGAGCTGCCGAAGCCGGCGGACGGCTATGTGGGCGGCTTCATCTCGGCGCCGGCCGCCACCACCACCACGGATCTCGCCATCGATGTCGCCGCGCCGGGCGGCCTCTACACCACCAATTCGGACGGTGACCGGCGGCCCTTCTTCGTGCCGATCGTGGCGGAGTATCGGCCGGTGAACGACCTCGGCGCGCCCACGGGCGGGTGGTCGCAGCTCCTCGGTCAAAGCCTTGGGGGCGTAACGAACAAGCCCAAGCGCTGGAGCTTCAAGGTGACGGTCGCCCCCGGCCGCTATGAAGTCCGCCTGAAGCGCACCTCGGCGCCGAGCACGGACAGCAACGTGTCCGACACGATCGTATGGATGGGCCTCCGTGCCTTCCTGTCGGGGCCGCGCGCCTTTGCCGGTGTCAGCACGATCGCGCTTCGCCTCAAGGCGACGCAACAGCTCACCTCGGCAGCGGCGCAGGCCCTGAAGGTGATCGAGACGCGGATCCTGCCGGTGTGGACGGGATCGGCCTGGGTGGAACTGCCCACGCGCTCGCCCGCCTGGGCATTCTGGGACATGGCCACCAATACGGACTATGGCGCGCGGCGCTCGGCCGCGAAGGTCGATCTGCAGGGCGTTCTGATGCTGGCGGCGACGGCGGCGGCGCGGGGCGATTGCTTCGACTATGAGTTCACGTCCTCGGTTGGCGTGCCGGAGGCCTTCGACACGGCATTGGCGACCGTCCGCGCGAAGCATCGGTGGGCCGGAGACATGCTCACGCTGGTGCGCGACGAATGGCGGGCCGTGCCGAGCATGTTGCTCACGGATCGGGAAACGGTGCGCGGCACCTTCGCCGTGGACTATGAGTTCGCCTCTTCCGACGCGGCGGATGCGGTCATTGTCGAGTATGTGGATGAGACCACGTGGCAGGCGGAGGAGGTCCAGTATCCCGCCGGCGTCGTGGCCGAGAACCCGATGCGCATGCAGATCCCCGGCATCGTGCAACGGGCGCAGGCCTACCGGGAGGCCGGCTTCCACTATCGCCAGAATGTCTATCGCCGGGTGCGCCCCTCGGTCACCACGGAACACGACGGGCGGCTGATCAGCCTCGGCGAGCACGTGCAGATCCAGTCGGATCTTCCGGGCGCGTGGGGCGCCGCCGGCGTGGTGGCGGCGCGGGCCGGCGCCACCCTCACCCTTGAGCCGGCCCCGGCCTGGGCTGGCGCGGGGCAGCACTACGTGGTGCTGCGGGACCGGACGGGCGCGGCCTTCGGGCCGGTGAAGTGCGCCCGTGGGGGATCGGATGCCCTGTGCGTCCTCGACGCAGCGGATCTCGCCATTGTCGAGACGGCGCAGGGGCAGGCACTGGCGGCGGTGCTGGCGCGAGCCGAAGGATCGGAGCTGCCGACCTTCGCCCATGGATTGGGCTCGGCATGGCAGCGCCGTTGCATCGCCCTGTCCGGAGCGCCGAGCGGCGACCGGGTGTCGCTGACGTTCGTCGTGGATGATCCGCGGGTGCATGACGATGACGGCGCGGCCGATCCCCTGCCGGGCCTGCCGTCCCTCAGCCTGCCGAAGGCGCCCATCGTCGCGGGCCTGCTGGCGACGCTGGAGCAAAACGTGCTGGAGCCGGTGCTCTCGGCCTCGTGGTTTCCGGCGTCGGGAGCGCTCTTCTACCGGGCGCGGATCTCCTATGACGCAGGGGAGAGCTGGACTTCGCTCCCGGATGTCACGGCAGCGGAACTGTCCGTGGTGGCGGAGCCGGCAGCGCTCCGGCTTCAGGTCTCCGCCGTTGGCGCGACGCAAGGTCCGTGGGCAACCGTGGATCTGGATGCGCCTGTGATCGACGGCAGCAAGCTCCCGGTGTCCGCGGAACAGTTCACGGACGCCACGCGCGACCTGGTGCTGAAGCGGACGCAGGCCGCGCTCACCTCGCTGCAGGACGGCTTCAACGCCCTCGCGATCATCGTCGCGGACGTGGATGCGGCAGGGGATCTCAATCGCCGCGACATGGCGCGCACCCTTGCCGCGCAGCTCGGCGCGGCCTCGGCCAAGTTCTCCGAGGAAATCACCGCTGCCGTTGGGCCGGACAGCGCCCTTGCCCAACAGGTCACGGAACTGGCGGCGGCGGTGGCGGGCGTGGACGCCAGCCTGAAGGCGCGCTTCGTCGTCGCCGTGACGCCGGCGGGCGCCATCGCGGCCTATGAACTGGAGACCACGGCTCAAGGGGCCTCGGCCGGGCTGCGGGTCATCGCCCGCAGCGACGGCGCGGGCGGCGCCATCGGCGAGGTGCAGATTGATGCCGATCGCTTCTATGTGAGCGGGGACGGCATCAACGGGGTGCCCGTCTTCCTCGTGGACAATACGGGGCCGACCCCTGTCGTCTACCTCAACGGGGACATGGTGGCGGCGGGCTCCATCACGTCGCCGAAGATAGCCGCCGGGGCGGTGAAGACGATCAGCCTTGAGGCGTCGTCTGTAACGACGGACAAGATCATCATCGGCGGCGTTGCCACGAGCAATATCGCGCCGGGCGCGGTGACGGCGTTCGTGACCGAAACGCTCACCACGACGCTGCCGCCTTCGTCCACTCCGAGCGCGACCAGCGTCACAGTGTTCACGACTTCGATCGTCCGCACGGCGGGATCGTCCTGCATCGTCCGGGCGAACATCGGCACCAATGCTTGGAACATGCCTTACACTGATCGCGGGAGCGGGACGGTTCCCGTCACGGTCTATCGCTCGGTGGCGGGCGCGGCCGAAACAGTCGTGTACAGCGGAACGCTTTTCCTCGGTGCCTATCCCGCCGGCTACGTGGGCAGCACGGCCATGATCAATTTCGGCGGCAATCCCCTGCCGCTCGAATTCCTCGACGCGGACAACATATCCGGCGCGACCACCTATCGCGTCGTGGTCGGCGGCGTCGGTTCGTCCGGTTTCTACGGCTCCCGCATCATTTCCATGACGGAGTTCAAGAGATGATCTTCATCAAATACGACAATCGCTCTGGTGAAATCATCTCCATGCTCAGCGTGACGCGCCTTGAGGACGCATTGGCGGCGGTTCGCAGCGGGCGGGAAGAGTTGCTTCTCGTGCAGACGGCTTCGCTGGACCCGGCCGCCCACTATGTGGCGGACGGCGTGGTGACGCCCCGCCCGGATGCGCCTGTCCTCGAGGCGGAGGAACTCACAGTCTTGGTGGGTGAGCCGGTAGAGATCGGGCGGAACCTGACAAGCGGCACCGTCTGCATTCTGGTGGGCGGGCCGGGGGCTCCGGAAGCGCTGGTGAGCGAGGGCATCGCAACGGCGGTTCCCTCCCAGCCCGGCGCCTGGACGGCGGAGATCATCCCGCCATGGCCGCAGCAGGCAGCGCGCTGCCGCGTCGTCGTCACCGCCGGGATCTGACGGCAGCTCAAGGATCGTTTCATGTCTTTCAGCGACTTCTATGCGACCGGCACCGTGACGGTGCCGGCGGGCGGCACCGCCGTGGTCGGCGCCGGCACGCTCTGGAGCACGCCCATCGTCGCGGGCGACACTCTGGAGGCCGGCGGCCGGGCGGTGCGGATCCTCGACGTGGTGGACAATACCCACCTCACGTTGGCCTATGGCTGGCCTGGGACGGCGCTCGCCGGATCCTCCTACATCATCGTGTTCAACTCGCCTTCGCGCACCACCGGGGCCTATGTGGCCGAGCGGCTGCGCGAGCTGATCGAGCGCCAGCGCATCCTTGACGATGGCGTGCCCACCTATGTCGCCAAGGGCGCGGGCACCAACGCGCCGCCTGCAACGCCGGCGGCGAGCGATCTCTATCTCGTGGGCAGCGCCCCCACGGGCGCGTGGGCCGGCTATGGCGGCTATCTGGCGGTGGCGACGGATGCCGGGGCATGGCGCTTCACGGCGCCCGCGCAGGGCATGCGCCTCTATGACACCGCGACCGATGCCACGTGGGAGCGCCACGCCGCCGGGTGGGTGAACATCTCTCCGGTGCCGACATCCGCCCTCGGGGCGGCGAACGGCGTGGCGACGCTGGACAGTGGCGGCAAGGTGCCGGCGGCACAGCTGCCGGCGCTGGCGATTACCGAGACGTTCCCGGTTGCCTCGCAGGCCGCAATGTTGGCGCTCACGGCGCAGGCCGGCGACGTGGCAATCCGCTCCGACATCAGGAAGAGCTTCATCCTTTCCGCCTCGCCCGCGACCACGCTGGCGAACTGGCTAGAGATCCTCGCGCCCCTCGGCGCGGTCTCCTCTGTCGCCGGCCGAACGGGCGACGTGACCCTTGGCACGGCGGACGTGTCCGGCCTTGACGCCTCCCTTGCCGGGAAGCTGGCGACGGGGACGCGCACGATCTGCATTCCGGTGGCGGCGTTCACGCCGCGGTCCACTAACCCGCCCGCGTGGGGGCTGACAGAGACGGCTTCCAACAAGCGCATGGTGCGCTCGCTCGATTTCGACCCGGCAACCGCCGAGTACGCACAAGTCTGCCTGCCCATGCCGAAGAGTTGGAATAAGGGCTACCCCTACCTGTGGACGCGTGTCCTGTGGGCTCCTTCGGATGGGTCCATCGGCAACGTGCGCTGGGCTGTTCGAGCGGTCTGCGTCGATTTTTACGATGGTACGGACCACCTTGATCGCGCTTGGGGAACGGCCATTGCAGCTGCGTCGGCCTCATCCGGCCAGAGTACGGCGACCTGTTACACAGATGTTCCGAACATCACCATCGACGGGACGCCGGCAGACAACACGTTGATGTTCATTGAAGTGTATCGGGACGCAGCGAACGCAGCGGACACCTACACCGGGGATGTCAAATTGCTGGCGCTCTACGTGCATGTGAACATCAACCTGCCGAACGACGCCTGACATGCTGCCCTTTATCCAAGCCTACGCTATGTGGGCCAACATCCCGCTCCTGACGGCAGCGGCAGTGCCATCCATCGCCTTCCGGGCGGGCTATTCGGACGGCGCCAATGCATCGTCCTACACCTTCGCCGGTTGCGACATCGGCGCGGCTCCCCCGGCCGGCGAGACGCGCGAGGTGTTCGTTGCCGTGGGGTGGTACCAAGGCGGCTCGGCCTCGCGGACGCTCTCGTCCGTGACCATCGGCGGCATCGCCGCGACACTGGAGACGCCGTTCAACAATGGCGTCCTGCAGGCGCTGTGCGTGGCCCGCGCCGTGGTGCCCACCGGCACGACGGCGGATATAGCGCTCACCTTCAGCAACACCGTCCAGAGCTGCAATCTGGCCGCCTATCGGGTGATGAACCGGCCGAGTGCTGCCGCCGGAGCGTCCGACACCGGCTCGGCCACCTTCTCGGCCGCGACCTCGGTCGGCGTCGCCGGCATGGATGTCGGCGCGGGCGGCTTCATCCTTTCCGCCGTGGCATGGGGCAACACCGTGTCGGCGCCGGCGCTGTCCGGCCTCGGCGCCGGATCGGACGCATTCCTTACGCCCGAAGCCACGGGATATGTGGCCTTCGGGTCCGCGCCCCTGCAGGCGTCTGCCAGCACCGGCAACACCCTGACGTGGACGTGGACCACCTCGCGCAGCGGGTTCGCTGCCGCATGGGCTTTCTGACGCCGGCGAGCCGGCACCATCTGGAGACCAACGATGCCCGATCCCTTCAGCGCGCAGGCTGACAACCTGTCGTCGCCCTGTTCCCACCTCGCAACGGTCGCGCCAAGCGACACCGTGGACCTCGCGGTTCCCTGCCGCTCGCTTTGGGTGGGCACGCCCGGAAATCTGAAGGTCACCACGCTCGGCGGTGAGGTGGTGACCGTGCCCGATGTCGTCGGGATATTCCCCGTCCGTGTCACCCGCGTATGGGCGACGGGGACGGTGGCGGCCGGCATCGTGGCGATGTGGTGAGGAGGTCCACATGCTGGGGATCTCGCTGTCTTGCTGGATCGCATTGCTGAGGCAGGCGGCGAAGCTGCGTCCGCCTCCGGGGTTCGTCTTCCTGGTCGATAATGACGGCAAACGTCTCACCGATGCCGATGGCGCCTATCTCATCGAACGCATCTGAGGGCAGGCGCCGGCGCCGCCGGCCGCTTTCAGAGGAAGAACTCGCGGATCTCCGCGCACTCTTTGAACGTGGCGTGCCCTCCCGCGTGCTCGCCCAAAAGTTCGGATGCGCAGGGGGCGCGGTCATCCGCAACATCGCGCGAGAACGCGGATGGCGGCGGCCGGAGGGGTTTGAGGCTGCGCGTCGCGCCGCCGCCCGCTGGCACCCGACGCGGGAACAGACGGCATGGCTCCGTGCGAATTGGAACGCCGGGCCGACCATGCTCGAAATGATGGCGCATCTCCAAGTGTCGCGGAACGCGATCGAGAGGGCCGCCCGGCGCCTGGGGCTCCCGCCGCGGGATCGCCGGGCCGTCCTCGATGCGCGGCGAGCCAGCTCCACCCGGCGGGCCTTCGTGCTCTCCCTTTGGAATGCAGGCGTCGATACCGACACCATCTGCATTGAGGCCGGCAAGTCTCCGGCCTCCGTCCGCGCCATCGTTCGCAACGCAAGGGCGCGGGGGGAGGAGGTCGCGCGGCGCCTCTCGCCGAAGCCGTGCGCCATGCCGGTATCCGCTCCCTCGCGTGCCGAGATGCAGGGATTTAGCTCCCCATGAAGCGCCTCACGACCGAGGAAAAGCGCCGGATCATTCGTGACCTGCGGATCGAGACTGCGCCTGCGCGCTGGACCGGGGCTTACATCCATGAGCGGCTCGTGGAAGCCTTCCTCGTGCTGGCGCGACTGCCGGGCCGCCTTGGGCCGGACAGGGTGCGCGGCATGCTCGGCGGCCTTGCTCTTCCGGAGCCGGAAGGCACGGGGCAGGGGCTCGCCGGCGAGCGCCGCATGAACCGGCCGCCGCCGTCTCCCGCGCAGATCTCCCGGATGGACCGCGCCTTTGAATGGTGCGGCCTCTACCTCGCCGAAGACGAAGAGGCGCGTCGAAGCCTCCTCCTCTGGAGCCACGGCAAGGCGCACGGCCGCAAGGTGGCGGCCATTCTCGGACAGGCCGGCTTGACCCGCTCCGACTTCGACGCAGCCCGGCGTCGTGGCGCCCTTGCGATTGCTGTCTGCCTGGACCGCGAGGGCCGGCCGATCGACTGACCCGCCGCGAGCCCCTTCACCTCCTGCCCCCAGCCGCCCCTTCCGGGCGGCTTTTTTGTTTCACCACCTGAAAGGACCATCCGATGGTTGCGGAGAACTTCCCTCCCGCGCTCGCCGCAGTGCTCGTGCACGAAGGCGGATACTCCAATCACCCGTCCGATCCCGGCGGCCCCACCATGAAAGGCGTTATCAAGCGGGTCTATGACGACTATCGCCGCTCGAAGGGCCTCCCGGTGCGCGACGTGCGCGAGATCACGGACGCCGAGCTGCAGGAGATCTACAAGCGCCGCTATTGGGATCTCGTGCGCGGCGACCGTCTGCCGGCCGGCCTCGATTATGTGGTCTTCGACGGGGCGGTGAACTCCGGCCCGGCACAGGCGACGAAGTGGCTGCAGCGTGCGCTCGGCCTGCCGGCGGACGGCGTGCTTGGCCCGTCCACCCTGGCGGCCGTGGATGCCATTCAGGACGTGGACGCGATCGTGGCCGATGTGCAGGCCCGGCGGCTCACCATGCTGAAGTCGCTGCGCACCTGGTCCGTCTTCGGGAATGGCTGGGGTCGGCGGGTTGCGGAGGTGCGCGAGCTAGGGCTCGCCATCGCCAGCGGCTCGGTCAACCTGCCCCTGCCGACGAAGACGGCGAGCGGCAAGGCCTATGTGTCCTCGGCGCGGAAGGCGCCGCCCAAGGCCATCGGCGACGCGCTCGCCGGCGGCGGCGTGGTGAGCACCACCATTTCCACGGCAACGGATGCGATGACGCCGCTGGCGGACAAGAGCGCGCTCGCCGGCACGGTTCTGACCGTCCTCATGGTGCTCGGCGCGATCGCCCTGGTGGGCGGCGTGGTCTATCGCATGTGGGCCAAGAGCAAGGCCGACGCTCTCGCCGATGCGCTGGATCTCAATCCGCCCCAGCTCGGCACTGCGGCCAATGACAACCCGGCCGAACCAGCCGAGGCGGTGGCGTGATGTTCGCCGCCCTCCTCGCAACCCTATGGTTCCTCCCCGCGGTCTCGGCCGCGGGGGGCTTGGTGGTCGCGCTGCTGTTCGGCGGTGACTGGTCGGAGGCACTGCTTGCCGCCGGCATCCTCGCCGCGGCCGTGTTCGCCTTCCGCCTCCTCGGCCTCAAGGGAGCGCTGGCGGTTCTCGCCGCCGGTGCCGTTGCCACCGCCTATCGCCGCGGGGAGCGCCGCGGCGCCGCCCGCCAGATCCAGAAGGACAAGGCCAATGCCGACCGTGCTGTCCAGCGGGCGAATGAAGCTCGCGCTGATGCTGACCGCCGCAATGCCGATCCTCGCCGGCTGCGTGACGACGACGGGTTCAAACGGCGCGACTAGCGTCTATTGCGCCTCGGCCAAGCCCATGCGCTGGTCGGACAATGACACCGATGAAACCATCCGTCAGGCCAAGGCTCACAACGCTGTTGGCAAGCGGCTCTGCGGCTGGAGGTGAGCGATGACGGGGGAGGTTCCGGCCGCAGCGCGCGCGCCGAGCGGGGCCATCATCATCTCTGAACGGGCGCTGGAGCTGATGGTGGTGGAGGTGGCAGAGGACGCAGCCGAGAAGGCCGTCCGGAAGGTGCTGAAGGAGATCGGCCTTTCCACCTCGGACGAAGCGCGGATCGAGGAGGCACGAGCCGATATCGAGCACCTGCGCCGCTTCCGCCGCATGTGGAACCGGGCGGCGCTCGTGATCGGTACCGCCGTCCTGACGGTGCTGGTCGGCGGCGCCCTGACTGTGTTCTGGCTGGGGATCAAGACACATGTGCTCAAACAGCCCTAAGGTCCGCCTGCGAATCGACTGGGATGCGGACGGCGCGTTCGCATCCCTGACCCGGCCGGGGGAGGCGGCGGAGGAGATACGCCTATCCACTGTCGACACCGTGAGGATCATGAAGGAAGCCGCAGAGGCGTGGCTTCGGACGCGGGAGAAGATGAGCGGGATGCCTGCGAGGGGTGCGTTCCGCGGCGGTGGTCAGCACCATCGTTGCCGGTAATAGCGCTCCAGCTGCTGCGGCCGCCACGCCCGCTATCTCGGCGTCGCCTCTGAGACCGCCGGTGCACCGCGGCATGGGAAAATCCGTGGCAAGTTGTTGATTTGCGGTGACAGGATCCAGAGGCGATTCAAGGCCCGACGAAAATGCGTTGATCGCTGTCGATTTTCAGGGGCATTTGATGCTACCGAACGCTAGAATCAGCCGGCCGAAGGAATGCT